AATGGCAGAAGGAAGTAACGCCAACGCTAGTCTTTATGTTGGGGCAAAAGGTACTGGAAGCGTTAGATTAAGCACTTCAAGTACTAGCCTTATTGAACAAGCCCGTGTATCCCACACAGCCTCTGCTGTTAACTATGTACAAGTAACGGGGGCGGCTACTGGTGGTTTCCCAACAATTAGCACGCAAGGTTCAGATGCTAGTGTGGCTCTTTGGCTTACTACTAAAGGTACGTCAGCAACACGTTTCCTTAGCCAAAATGGTTCTTACACGCAACTTCGTATTGATGGTTCTGTTGCTTCGGCTAATTCTTTAAATGTTATTGGTGGCGCATCAGGTTTTGGTGCTGTTTTAAGTGTTCAGGGAGCAGATGCAAACATTCCCCTTGTTTTACAACCATTAGGAACAGGCGCACTCCAAGCCCAACAGACAGACTCTACTGCTACTGGTGGTAATGCTAGGGGTGCTAATGCTGTTGATTGGCAGACACATAGATATGGTGCTGGCTCTGTTGCAAGTGGTACTTATTCTGTTATAGGTGGTGGCGATGGAAATACATCAGGAGGTTATGGGTCATCTTTAGCAGGTGGTGTTGGCAATAATGCGTCAAATAACTATTCATTTGTTGGTGGTGGCAATGGAAATTCTGCGGGAAATGATAGAGCCATTGTTGCGGGCGGTGGTTCAAATTCTGCGCTTGGAATATTAAATTTTATTGGCGGTGGATTTACCAACTCAGGAACTACCAACACGGCAGTAACCACACAATCCGCTACGATGAATGGCACTACAGCCGTGACTCTTGCCGCATCTAACGCTTCTATTAAAGTTGGTCAGTATATTTCAGGTACTTCAATCGCTGGCGACACTTATGTAGCCGCTATCTCAGGCACATCACTCACGCTGTCTAAAGTAGCAAGCGGTTCATCAACATCAACCCTATCCTTTTACACCCCTCATGGAGTAGTAGTAGGAGGAGGTAATAACCAAGCCACAGGCTCTTACAGTTTCATTGGTGGTGGTGGTGATGCTGGTACTGCGTCTAATCGTAATGTGGCTTCTGGTGATTACAGTTTTGTTGGTGGTGGTCGTACCAATATTGCTAGTGGAATTGCATCTGTAGTTGTTGGCGGTGGTTTTGATGGCGGCTCTAGTGCTTTAGGACATACTGCATCTGGCACTGGTTCAACAGTTGGTGGCGGACTTGCTAATGCCGCAAGCGGAACTGGTGCAACAGTTGTTGGTGGTTATCAAAGTTCTGCCACTGGTGCTATGTCCACTATACTTGGTGGAAGATACGGAAATACAAGAAGCATAGAAGGACTTGCTGTAATTTCTGCTTGTAATCAACCAATCGCTAGTGCTACTGGAATTTCACAAAGCGCAGTATTAGTTATTGCCCGTCAAACTACAGATGCAACACCAACAGTTCTTGCATCAAGTAGTAGTGCGGCAACCACAAACAATCAAGTAATCTTACCCAACAACTCGGCCTATTACTTCCGCGGTGAAGTAGTAGCAGGGGTAACTGGAGGTGGTAACACTAAAGGTTGGACTATTGAAGGCTTGATTAAACGTGGTGCTGGTGTAGGCACTACAACTCTTATTGGTAGCACAGTCACATCAAGTTACGCAGATGCAGGTGCATCAACTTGGACAATTGCACTATCAGCCGACACAACCAATGGCGGTTTGGCAGTAACATTCACGGGTCAAGCGGCTACAACCATCAGAACAGTATGTTCTATCAGAACTACGGAAATGACTTATTAAGGAGAACTCAATTGGCACTTTTAATCACAGCAACTAACAACACAAACGGACAACAGGAAGCCCAAGCCTATGCCCGTATCACTAACTTCTTTGGTACAAAAGACCAAATCCAAGTTCAAGTGGAAATCCATGCAACAGAGGAAGCCCGTAAAGCGGGATGGCCCTCTATCCAACAACAGGCTCACTACATCAACATGGCTGATTTACAAGGCGACTTGATTCCCGCTATGTACAATGTTCTCAAAACTTTTACCCAGTACGCTGGTGCAACTGACATTTAAGGAAAACAAATGGCTTTACTCAAATCAATCCCTACCGACTACCACGTCCCTGCCGAATACTGGAACATCGGAGCAGTCCAAGAAGACTTCAAAGGCAAAGGCACAGAAGTGACTTTCTATGGTTATGCAAGCAAAGCCGCACGAGATGCTGGCGCACAACCTATGTCAGCAGGTAAGGTTCAGATTTCAGGTGATGAATATGTAGCGGGTGCTGACCGAGCAGCCTTGTATGCAATCATCAAGCAAAAGCCTGAGTTTGAAGGTGCTGAAGATGCCTAGCATAGATTCAACGGATGCCCGTTTGAGTACGCACGAAGAAGTTTGTGCGTTACGGTATGAGCAAATTAACGCTAGGCTTAAACGCTTAGAAGGCATCTTAATCAAGGCTTGTGGGACTATGCTTGTGGGCATGGCTGGTGTTGTTTACTCATCGCTAATGCACCTTAAATAGGTAAGTCTAAAGGTGCTTAATGTTTGGATTTAATGCTCTTTCTTCTACTTCGTTTTCTTCTCAGATAAAGACAAACGTTGCAGCAGATTATGGTACGTACTTGTCTATAGGGCAGAGTGCAGGTCTTTACCATAACAGAGCAGTTATCCTTAGCACTGGAGCTTACTTTTTAACTGGACAATCTGCCAGTATTTTTAGAAGTAAAACCATAGCAGCTTCTTATGGAAGCTATGCTACTGTTGGTCAAGATGCTTCTATATTAAGGTCTAAGGTTGTTACAGCTACCTATGGTACGTATACAACCACTGGTCAAAATGCTGCTGTTACTCATACCAAGATTCTGTTAGCAGACTATGGTATTTATAGTACAACTGGATACAGTGCTGCTGTTCTTAAGAACAGAGCTTTACTAGCTGGTAAAGGCTCATATACAATCACAGGCAAGCCAGCACACATATTCCACTCAACCATCTACCCAGACCCCAAGTATGTGTTAAAAGGTATTGTGTACGGACCAGGAGGTATCTACACTGGAACCTTTGATGCTGTAGATAAAACACTCAAGTTAGACCTGACAACAGGTGTGTTTGTTAAACCAATTTCCAACAAAGTAGTAATCTCTTTATAAGGAGCTATCATGGCTTTATCCACTCAAGACCTATTTGAAATCCGAAAAATTGTTGTAGCTGCCAAGCTACTTGATAGCGGAGCATTTGATGCTGACATTAAACGCATGGAAGATGCTGCAGCTGTACAACAACAGATTCAGATTGATGCTGTTGCTACAGCTCAAGAAAAATCTACTCGTGAACTTAATGAGTTTAAAGATTCTTTGATTGCTCAACAAGAAGCATCTGAAAAACAACTCAAAGCTATTAAAGACAAGAGCAAACTCTTGGATGAAAAGCAAGCAGAGATTAATAAGACTGCTGCAGAAGTTGGAGCACAAATGGATGCTCTGGCTGTTTCAATTAAGACTACTCAAGAGTCTGTCAATGCTATGACTGCAGAAGCTCAAGCACGTATAGAAGTTGTTGAACAACGTGAACGTGATGTTAGTTTGCGTGAACAAGCTTTGGCTGCTGGTCAACAAGAACTTGCTGCTAAATTGGAAACAATTAAAGCTCTGTCTTCTTAATCTAAACAGTTGTCAATGTTACTAGGAACACGTAATGTCAAGCACTAACTTCACAGATGGCGTAACACCAATTAATGCTAGTTGGTTAAATGACGTTAACGCTGCAACTTATAACTTACCTGACACTACTAACATTACTCATGGTGATGCGTTAGTTGGTTTTAAACAAACTTATGCCCTAGGTGTTGTACCTGGGGCAGTAGGTAAAACTTTAAACGATAAGCTACAAGAGTTAGTTTCTGTTAAAGATTTTGGTGCTAAAGGTGATGGCATTACTGATGACACAGATGCCATTCAAGCTGCTATTAATTTAGCACAGCAGTATGGTGGTTGTGTGTATCTTCCAGCAGGTACATACATTATTACCAGCTCACTTGTGTTTACTATGAACACAGGTGGTGATCCCATTAAACGTCCATCTATGCGTGGTGATGGTATGGGTGCTACTACCATTACCCAAAAAGGTACTTATGATGGTATTCAAGTTGTAGGTAATGACTCTAACCCTGCAGGCAACTGTACGTTTGAACAGTTCTCTTTGTATGGTCCTGGCAATCATTTAGGCATTAGCCTTAAAGACATTGCTTATGTAACTATTGACAACGTATATATTAATGGATGGGCTACAGGCCTATACACAGTTAACTGTTTATCTTCTACGTTTAATGACTTAGAGATTCGTTGGAACTACATAGGTTTTTATATTGAATCTAACGCTTCATACGGATTTGTATCAGAACCTAATGCCATTATGATGTCTAACTGTACAGTAGGCAATAGCACTCTGTATGGTGGCAAAGTAATTGGTGCTGGTACGTTTAACTTTATTGGCGGTTCAATTGAATCTAATGGGGCAGGTACTGATCTGTCTAGCTCTAAATGGGGCTTAGCTCTTATTGATTGTGGTGGACATATAGCACAACAATCTGCTTGTGGCTTTAACATTAGTGGTGTTTACTTTGAAGGCAATGGGGGTGTAGCACATCTCCAAATCTTACAAACAGTATCTAGACCAGGTTTAACAGGTGTTGTTAATGCTTGTAGCTTTAATACACTTGGTTCTAGCTACCCATCACAAGCTGTTTATTTGGCAGCATCTACCTCTTCATACGCATACCCAGTTACTTTTATTGGTTGTGGATGGGCAGGTTTAAGTGGTTACACAGCTAGTTCTGCTAGACCTACTATTAAAAACAACAGTGACGCATTTCCATTAGCACTAACTGGCTGTAACTTTTACAGCACTACAGACCAATACAAACAAGGTGCTCCTAATCGTTATGAAGGTAAAGTAGAAGCTTTAGGTTATTACGATTTAAATGGTAATGCTATTGGTGGTGGAGGTACTGGTTCTTTAAACAGTGTTTTAACTGTTGGTAATGTATCTTCTTTAAATGCTATTTTTGGTGGTAATGGCACTACTACTGGCGTAAACATTGGTCACGGAAGTACTTACGACACAGTTAAGTCTTACACCAACTATATGTTGTTGGCTAACTCTACAGCAGCTGTAGGCATAGGCACTGCTGGTGGATTTACTTCTTTTACTCCAGACGCTGACAACACTATTAATTTGGGTGCTACTGGGTACACATGGAAAACTTTGTACCTTAAAGGGCAAATAATTTGGAATGGTGTAACCATTGCTGCACCTACTTCTAGCACAACTAACTTCTTAAGAAGTGATGGTTCTTGGGTTCCTGCAGTGCAGGTTAATGGTGCTTTAGGCACACCATCTAGTGGTGACTTTAGTTCAGGCACTTTTATTTGGCCTACGTTTAATCAAGACACAACAGGCAATGCTAGTACTGCTACTACAGCTTCTTATGGCACTAATGTGGGCGTTTCAGGAACGTCTTACAGTGTTTACAACAGTGGTAGTGTTGTTGGACTTAAATCAACTGCAACAACTGCGGGTTTAGTTAATAGTTCAAACAATGGTGTATTTTTTAATGGTGCAAGTTCTCCTCCTACATTAGCACCTACAACAGACAACGCTTATTCTTGTGGTTACTCAAGTTTTAGATGGTCAGTTGTATATGCTGCTACAGGCACTATTAATACGTCTGACGCTAACTTAAAAGAACAAGTAGCTGACTTAACTGTTGCTGAACAAGCTGTAGCTAAACGCATTAAAGGTTTGTTTAAAACTTTTAAATTTAAAGAAGCTGTACTTGTTAAAGGAGATGACGCACGTATTCACGTAGGCGTTATTGCTCAAGAAGTACAAGCAGCATTTGCTGTTGAAGGATTAGATGCAAACAAATATGCTTTGTTTTGTTCTGATACTTTAGAAGATGGTTCTGTTAGATTAGGTATTCGTTACGAACAACTGTTAGCATTTGTTATTGCAGCAATGTAATTTGGGTAACAAATACTATGTCCTACAAACCAAGATTTGAGTCAGGTCTATGGAACGTTATATGTGACGTTTGTGGACGTATGTACAAGTCCAACGAATTACAAATGCGTTGGGATAACTTGATGACTTGTAAAGGTGACTGGGAACCTAGACAGCCTCAAGACTTTGTTCGTGGTGTAGCTGATAAACAAGCTGTTCCTTTCTCTAGAGCAGAACAATCAGATTATTTTCTTCCTATTTGTACACCACTTACATCACAGGGTATTGCAGGACTAGCTGTATCTGGTTGTGCTATTGCAGGATTAGACAAAGGCTTACGTCCAGAAACGTAAAGGATAAACAATGAGTTCTACATACACTGTTAGTCGTGACCAGATTATTACTTTAGCTCTTCGTAAGTTAGGTGTTCTTGAGATTGGAGACACACCTGATTCGGACAGCATTGATAATGCTTCTATGTCTTTAAATCTGCTTATCAAACAGTTAAGCACAGAAGGTTTAAAGATGTGGAAGAACTCTGAATTGATTATTCCTTTGGTCAATGGTCAAACGTCTTACACGTTAGGTGGTAGCGGCTCTACATTGATGTATGACAGCTTAGCTCCTACTACAGCCATTACAGATAAACCTTTAAAGGTTATCCAAGGTTTCTATAGGAACAAACAGTCTACTCCTAACATTGATATTCCATTGATGGTTATATCAAAACAAGAATACAACATCTTAGGTTCTAAGTTTTCAACTGGTACTAGTAACAGCATCTTCTATGATCCCAAGAAGCTTAATGGGATCTTGTATGTATATCTGACTCCAGATTTAAACACCAGTACCAACATGGAGCTGCACATTGTTGCTCAAATGCCTTTGGATGATTTAACTACTGCTTTGGGTGTACCAGACTTTCCTAATGAGTGGATGAATTGTTTGCTATGGAATCTAGCTGACCAACTATCTTTGGAGTATGGTGTACCTATGAATGCTAGACAAGAAATTTCTCAACGAGCTATGACTTATAAAACTATGCTTAGCGATTGGGATGTTGAATCTTCTAGTACATTCTTCCAACCTGATTTCCGTTCTACAAGTGTTAACTCTTACGGACGTTAATTATGGCTACAGAACGTATCCCACTTACCCAACCTATAGAGTCCCGTAATGGGACTTTTGCTAAAGACTCTTATTCTTCTAATTGTTACTTTGAAACAAGGGATCAGAAAAGGGAGTTTATTAAGCGTCCAGGGCTTGTAGCAGCTGCTCAAATTGTTTCTGTGACTCCACCTGCCTATACGCCCTCTCAAGGGCTTGTAGGCTTTGATAACAAACTTGGTGCTGTTATTAATAACACTGTGTATTGGATTGATCCAACTACGTTTGCTGTGCATACCATTGGCACTATGACTACGTCTACAAGTCAAACGTACTTTGTTAATACATTCCTAGATGCTTATTTGTTTTTTCACAACAAAGTAACACCATATCTGTACAGCAAAGCTGGTGTATTTAGTTCTATCTCTACTCAAAAGATTGGTGGAATCAACATTGTTAATGGTGGTTCTGGCTATAGCCAAGGGATAACCCTTAGTTTTTCTGCTGGTGGTTGTGCTGCTACACCTGTTGTAGATTTGGTAACAGGTGCTATTACTGACACAACCATTACCAATTATGGTTCTGGTTTGAGCAGTGCTCCTACAGTTACTATTAACATACCTTCAGACCAAACACCTACTGGTACAGACATTACATCTAGTTACTTAGACTTTACTGTAAGTTCTGTGTCAGGTATCTACGTAGGTATGTCTGTGTTGGGAACTGGTATTGCTACTGGTTCTAAAGTTTCTGGTATTACTGGCACACAAATTACATTAGATACACCTAAATCTGGAACTGTGTCTGGAACCATTACGTTTACAGATGCTGGAGCTGGTGGCAGTTTAACCACATCTCTTAATTTTGTTCCTACAGGTCCGTATGTATCTGGTGCTGTATTTTTAGACAATTACCTGTTCTTAGGAACAAGTAACAACAGAATCTACAACTCAAATCTAGGTGATCCAACTACTTGGAATGTCTTAGATTTTATTAGTTTTGAACAGACTACAGATACTTTAGTAGGCATTACTAAACACCTTAACTATCTTGTAGCTTTTGGTAGGGTTAGTACTCAGTTCTTTTACGATGTAGGTAATGCAACAGGCTCACCATTGGGTTTAGCTGCAAGTTACACTTCTGAAGTAGGCTGTGCTAACGGAGATAGTATTGTTGCTACTAGTAACACTGTGTTGTGGGTAGGTACAAGTAAGGCTTATGGTCGTTCTGTGTACATCATGGATGGTGTAGCACCTAGCCGTATCTCTACAGCTCACATTGACAAGCATTTAGAAGCTGATGGTTTGTCTAATGTGTCTGCTTACTGCTACACAATTAGTGGGCATACTTTGTACATCCTTACGTTGCACACTAGCAACCAAACACTGGTGTATGACCTAACAGAAAAGATGTGGTACACATGGACGCAATACTCCATGCAAAGTAACAATCAACCTAATCCAGGTACGTACCAAGAATCTTATTTCCGTCCTACCTTCTACGCTGAAGTAAATGGTACGCCATTTGTATTGGATGACGATACAGCCACATTGTATTACCTAGATGCCAATACATACCAAGACAATAATCAACCTATATATTGCCGTACTGTTACAGACATTATGGACAACGGAACTACTAAGCGTAAGTTCTATGGAAGGTTAGAAATAATTGGGGATAAAACAGCTGGAACAATGCAAGTACGTCACACTGGTGACGACTACAACACATGGTCTAATTACAGGTCTATTGACCTCAATGCTCCTAGATCACAAATCTATTTGAGTGGTGCTGATAGACGTAGAGCTTGGGAGTTCCTAGTTACTAGTAACGTTCCACTGCGTTTAGATGGTGCTGAGATTGACTTTAGGATTGGTGAGATGGACCAAGAGCAACAAGTTGGTGGTGGGAGGTATCGCAAATGATTGTGGAACAAAACACCTATGAAAAAGTTAAATTTAGGGAAGACATCCAAACTGTTCAACAAGGAATGATGGACTTAATCAAAGAAGGTAAGATCAAAGATACCTTACCTGACTGCAAGCTGACCCACTACTTTACGCCTATGGATGAAATTTATGGCTGTGGGACTTACGCTAGGCAAATGTTTATCCCCAAAGACACCCTAATTATTGGTAAGATACATCGTCACCAACATCTTAACTTCATTATGCAAGGTGAAGTTAAAGTCTTTACAGAGTTTGGTGAAAAAGAATACAAAGCCCCCTGCGTCTTTGTTTCTGAGGTAGGCCTAAAACGATCTGTGTACGCTGTAGAAGATACCATCTGGGTAACTGTACACATGACTAAACACTTAGGCGAAGAAAACCTAAGCAAGATGGAAGAAGAAGTTATAGCTCCTGCATACGAGGACCTAGGCTTAATTGCTTCTACAAAAGACTTGCTCAAATTAAATGAGGAAAACAAATCATGACGTTTGGAATTACAGCTACAGGATTAGCTACTGGATTAACTATTGCTGGTGGAGTTAACGCACTTACTGGTGGTGGTGTTAGTAAGGCTTTAGGTTTTGGTGATTCTGCTACAGGTGCAGAAGCACAAAAGATGGCTGATCCTTTTATGGATTACCGTGCTAACTTGGCTAAGATGTACAGCACTGCTTTACAACCTGGACAAGCTACTGACCTAAAGTCTCAACCAGGTTTTACTCAATTCCAAACTGGTGTAGTTGATCCTGCTATGGAAGCAAGCAAACGATCTGCTGCTAAGTCAGGTATGTTGTATTCAGGCAACGAAGCTATGGCTCTTGAGAAGGTTGGACAACAAGGTTACTCAGCGTTTATGACTGACTACCTTAATCGTCTTGCTCAAGGCTCTGGTGCTACTAATAACCCTGCCACATCTGCTCAGATTGGTTTAGGTCAAGCTGCTGGTAACCAACAAGCGTTCCAACAAGGTCTAGGTTCTATGGCTCAACTGTCTAGTCAGTTTGGTGGCCCAACAACTTCTACACCTATGAGCTACGTCAATCAAGGTTACGCTGATCCTAATGCTGTCTATGGTCAGTACGAAGGTGCTGTCCAAGGTGGCGTTTATGGTGGCGCATAACAATAATAAGGAATAAATTATGGCATTCCTAATGTCTGATGTAGCTGCAGGTAGTACTGCTGCTCGTACACTGCAACAAAATATGTATGCTGGTCAGTATGACAAAGCTAACATTGACGCTGCTGCACAAGAAACTCAAATCAAATTACAACAAGACCAAGCTACTCTTGAAAAGACTAAGCTGTCTAATCTTGTCAGTGAGACTAACTTTAAGTCTAGTGAAGAATCTAAAACTAAACTTAGAGCACTTGCAGGTACCCCAGAGTTTCAAACTGCTGATGAAGCTCAAAAGCTTCGTCTTATGTCTTCTGTACAGATGCAGTCTGGTGACATTGAGAATGGTGCTAAGACTTTACAAGCTGCTGAAATCTATGACACTAAAGCCATTGCTGTTAAACAAAAACAGTTAGATCAAAATGCCCAACAGATTGGTAATGCTTATGGTGTTATTTCTGCTGTACCTGATGACAAGGTAAATGAGTTTGTAGATCGTATGCCTAAAGAAAGCAGAGACGCTCTTATTAGTCAAGTAGGCTCTGACAACTGGAACAAGATGACTGGTGCTGAAAAGAAAGAAGCTGCTAAGAATTTAATGCTCAATGCTAAAGGTCAAATGGCTAAACAGCTTAAAGACATTGAGCTTGAAAAAACTGAGATGCTTACTAGGTCACGTGAACGTATTGAACAAATCCGCCAAGATGGTTTGCTTAATCGTAAGCTTACAGGTGGTACTGATCGTGAAATGCGTGATTGGAAACTGTATCAGACTGCTCAAGAAAACATTGAGAGGTCTGGTAAAAAGCCTTTAGAAGCTTTAGACAAAGCTGTTGAGACTGCACAAGCTCAACTTGATAAAGCTTGGTTGTTTGATTCTCGTGAGAAGAATGATTACGCTAAAGCTGTTAAAGCTCGTGATGACTTTAAACGCAATCAGATTAAAAAAGAAATTAACTTAGCCACTACTGCCCCAGACTTTCCTGGCAAGCAAATGGTTATTGACAATCTTAAGAAAGAGTTGGAGTTGTTTCCTGAAGAGGACAAGCCAACTCCTAAAACAGAAGCTTCTCCAGTTAAACAACAAGAAGTTAAGCCTGCTGCTACTGTTCCTAGTAACAAGCCTGCTGCACCTAAATTTGAGGAAGGTAAGATTTACACAGACGCTAAAGGCAATAAAGCCAAATATGTAAACGGTAAATGGGAGCCTCAATAATGGCATTTGATCCTAGCACTGCTACGTTAGCACAAGACACTAAGCCTTCATCTAGCGGTGGAGGCTTTGATCCATCTACAGCTGCGCCTGTTGAAGAGAAACCTGCTGTTGTAGGTAGTCGTATGCACAACATTGGTCGTACAGCTATTGAGACTGTACCTAGTGCTACTGCTGGCCTTGTGGGCTTTGGTGCTGGTATGACTGCAGCTACTCCTGTTGCCGCCACTGTTGCACCTTTTACTGGTCCTTTTGCTCCTGTTACTGCTGCAGCTATTGAGTTTGGTGGTGGACTTGCTGGAGCATTTGTTGCCTCTGGTGCTGCTCAAAAAGTAACGGACATGATGCACGAAGCATTTGCTCCAGAAGATTACAAGCAGCGTCAGATTGAAAAGCAACAACGTCCTTACGGAACATTTGCTGCTCAAACATTAGCTAACCTTGCAGGTATGTCTCCTAAGACAGCACCTGAAGTTGCAGGTAAGTTGTTTACTAAACCTATTGTTCAACGTGGTGCATCTGCTGGTTTGACTGCGTCTATTGAAGCAGGTTCTGAACTAGCTACTGAAGGTAAAGTTGATCCTATTAAAGTAGCTGCTTCTGCTGCAAGTGGTGCAGCTATGCCTGGCTTTAATCCTGTTGGTAAAGTATTGTTTGGTGCAGGACAGGCTGCAGGTAAAGCTATTCTTCCTAAGAAGACTACTGAAACAACTGTTGATGCTTTGCCTCCTAGACCTGATGCAGGTGCTACACCAGAAGAGAAAGCCGCTTATCTTGATAAGCTTAAAGCCATTAAGGAAGAGCGTGATGCTAAAGCTCCGTTAGTTGAAGCTGCTATTAGGAACAAAGAAACTGGTGAAATTGAGCGCATGGGTCCTAAGCATAATGAGGTGCGTAAAGCTGAGACTAAAGATACCCATGAAGAAGGTTTTGTTGATGAGCGTGGTAACTTCCATGAGCGTCAAGCTGCTGTAGACCAAGCTAAACGTGCAGGTCAAATACCACAAGATCATGTTTTAGAAAACCCTCCTGGTGAACGTGAAGGTTTGCACAGCGGTGACTTGCGTAAAGCAGGTGATAAACGTTTTGAACTTACTGGTGAACAACTTCAAGGTGTGCCTAAACCTCCTGTTGAAGACACTGCTCCTAAGTCTCGTGAAGACTTTAAAAAGGCTATTGAAGACAACGAATACAAACGCCTTGAACTAGAGTTTGAAGCAGAGAAAGCTGCGTCTGCTGGTAATGAAGAACGTGTTACTAGTATCAACGAACAGATCAAAGCACTAGAAGCAGAGCACGGAAAACTGCACAGTGATATGCCCGCTGTTCAGTTTCAAGATTCTAGAAAACCAAACTGGGAAGAACTGCAAGACCATTTGTATGGTGCTAAAACTATTGGTGAAGCATTTGATCGCATACTTGGAACCAAAGAACTAGGCAGTTTAAGCCAACGAATCTTAATGAAGGCTCTTAACGAGTCTAACTTTGTTCGTAGTGCTAAGCTAGAGTTTTACCAAGACCATCTTATGTATCAAGATAAGAGTGGTAATTGGAAACAAAACGCTGCTGGTTTGTATCATGGTGGTGACCAACATTTAGTGCAGATGGGTAAAGATGGTGATATGCACCCTCTGTTGCACGAGTCTATTCATGCTGGTACACACAGACTGTTAAACGAACAAGGCAGTACTGCTGCTATTAAGTTGCAAGAGTTGTTTGACAAATACAAAGCGTCTCATGGTGATGCTAGTTATGGCTTTACTGACGTACACGAATTTGTTGCTGAAGCTTTTACTAACAAAAAGTTTCAGAAGTTATTAACAGACATTCTTGTTGGTCAACAACCTAAAGGTGTTGCTAATAACTTGTGGGCTGCGTTTAAAGAAACAGTCCGTAAAGGTTTAGGAGTACCTGAAGGTGCTCGTACAGCCTTTGATGAAGTAATGGATCAAGGTGTCTCGTTACTTAAACAATCTAAAGACTTTATTCCTCGTCCAGACTTTGAACCAGCTGCTCCATCTACAGTGCCTAGCTCATCTGGTGAGCCTGTAGAAATTGATAGAACTAAAACTGATCCTCGTGATGTTAAAGACGAGAAAGAGTTTTATGAAATTGCTACAGACATTTTTGAGAAGCATGGTGAGACTGAAGCAGTTAAGTTTTATGAGGGCTATCAAGAGTACAAACAAACCTGGCTAGAACCTGTCAAAGAAACAGAAAAATTTGTTGGTACAAACATCAAGAACAAGTTAGCTAATGACCGCATTATCCATAACGAGATGGATAAGATGTCAAAGTCTATTCCTGATCCTGCTCGTAGAGAAGCTATTGCGGAAGCTATTGATAAGGGTGACTTGTCAGGACTGTCTCCAGAAGAACTTGTTGTTGCTAAACAATACGAAGCTCTTGTCAAAGACATTGGTGATCGTGCTGTTGAACAAGGTGTTGTTAAAGGTCTGCTTGAAGATTACGTAACGCACATTCTTGATTGGGCGGGTGCTCCTAAAGGTGCTCGTGAAGAATTTATTCAATCGTTACTAGGAACAGGTAAACGTGATCCCGCTATGGGAGGCATGACTACTGAATCTAAGTTTGGTAAAGAACGTAAGTTTAAAACTTTTGCTGACTTAGAGTGGTACATCAATGATGTCAATAATCGTATAGCTGCTGCTGGTAAGTCTGATTGGAGACTTAAGATCAAGACCAAAGACATTGCAGAAATCTATAAAGAATATGCAACATCAATGGAGAAAGCCATTGAGAACAAAAAGCTTGTAGACAACCTTAAACAGGTTCGTAATGCTGCAGGTGAATCTCTGGTTAAAGAAGTCAACAAAGATAACCCAATGCCTTATGGTTGGGAGATGATGAACAGTCCCCAGTTTGCTGGCTACGCTGTACATCCTGACTTGATGCCTGCATTAAAGTTTGTGTTTGATGCTGGTCCTGGTGACTTGATGAAAGCATTTGGTGCTATTTCTCAAATAACCAAACGCATTAACGTCATTGGTTCTTTCTTTCATGCTAAGTCTTTGATGGAAGTTTTGTCTAGCACTGGCATTCCTATCTGGACACCAATTAAAGAAGTTACTTTAGGTGGTGTAGATAAGTTATTAGGAACAAAGTTGTCTGGCATTACCAAAGCTGTAGATCAGTTTAGAAGTGGTGGTGTTGGTGACAACGTAGACAAATGGATTAAAGATGGTGGCCTTCAGTTAGAAGTTCCTGAAGATGTGTCACAAGGTATCTTGTCTGCTACAGGTAAGTTTGCTGACTCAATGATTGGTAAGTATGGTCCTAAGACTCGTGTACTTGAAAAGTCATTGTCTACTGTTGAGAAGTACACACTAGGTATCTTTGATAAATTTACTTGGGACTTCTTGCACACTGGTGGCAAACTTATGGTTGCTGATGCTTACCTAGACAGAGCACGTAGAGATGCTGCTAAGAATGGACAACCATTTGATGAGGTAGCTCAACGTAAAGAAATTTCTAAGTTTGTTAACGATAGCTTTGGTGGATTGAATTGGTTTGATGCTGCTACGCAGACTCAAAACGAGTTTGCTAAACGCATTGCTATGGCTGCTTACAATCCTGCTGGTCGTAGAAGCTTGCAAGTTATGTTGTTTGCTCCTGACTGGACGTTGTCCACTGTCAGAGCGTTCTCTGCTGCTCTTCCTGAGAAGTTAAACCCATTGACTTGGCATCCTGTTGAAGGTGTTAAAGGCATGATGACTCCTACAACTAAAGCTGACTATGCTAGGTTGTATCAGTTCAAGACTGCTTTGACATACTTGACTCTGTTAAACGCTATCAACATGATGATTGCTAACAGACCTATTTGGGAAAACAAAGACCCAACACGTATTGAGTGGCCTGATGGTACGTCTATGCAAGCTATGAAACACGCTATGGAACCATACCACTGGATCATGGATCCAGATAAAACATTGGCTAACAAGCTTGGGTTTGTTCCTAAAGCAGTTATTGTTGGTGTTGGTGGTCTTGAGTACGCTAGCCCTGATGCTCCTAAGTTAGTTGATCGTAGTGCTGCTGGTAGGCTTAAAGCCGCTTTAGGTGGTGTTCTTCCATTCCAGGTATCTGCAGCTGCAAGTGCTCCTGAAGGTGAAGGTGCTAAACGTGCTGTGTTAGGTACGCTAGGCTTTCCTATTTATGGTGCTACTGCAGAACAAAAGAAAGCTGCTAGAGCTGAACGTGAGAAACAACTTAAAGAAGCTGCTAAACGTTATCATCAAAAAGCAAAAGAAAAAGGTTGGGAAAAATGAAGCTTCTAATTATTGACCAGTTTGATTGTGGGTTTGCTATGGACTTGGCTATCAAGTCTGCTGCTCACAACCACGAAGTACGTGTGTATATGCGTAACAACTTTGATGGCACTCGCTGTGAAAATGGCGATGGTATGGACTGCTTTAAAAAAGTAGCTAATTGGGAATCCAGTATGGACTGGGCTGACCTGATATTTGTTACTGATAACAGCAGGTACATCAAGCAGCTAGAAGCATATCGTCTTAAAGGCTATCCTATCTATGGTTGCAATGTAGAAGGTGCTCGTTGGGAACAGGATCGTGAGTATGGTGCAGCTATCTTTGAAAGAGCTGGCATTCCAACTATTCCAATGCAAAAGTTTAAGAAGTACGAAGAAGCTATTGCTTTAGTCATGGCTAACAAAGACAAACGTTATGTGTCTAAGCCTATTGGTGATGGTGATAAAGCTCTTAGCTATTGTGCTAAAGACTGGCGTGACATGGTGTTCATGCTTAACAAATGGAAGAAAGACAACGCTTACGATGGTGAGTTTGTTTTGCAGGAGTTCCATGCTGGTTCTGAGATGGCTGTTGGTGGATGGTTTGGACTTGGTGGCTTCTCTAAATACTTTCTTGAGAACTGGGAATTTAAGAAACTGATGTCTGGTGACTATGGTCCTGCTACTGGTGAGCAAGGTACTGTTATGCGTTACACAGAGAAGAGTTTGTTAGCTGACAAGGTTCTTAAACCACTAGAAGACTTCTTGCATGGCATTGGTTACTCTGGTTACATTGATGTCAACTGCATCATTGATGACAAAGGTAACCCTTGGCCTTTAGAGTTTACTACTCGTCCTGGATGGCCTCTGTTCCAGATTCAACAAGCTCTGCACCTTGGTGATCCTATTCAGTGGATGCTTGACTCACTGAATGGTAAAGACACACTTAAAGTACGTGAAGGTTTTGCTTGTGGCATTGTTGTTTCTCAACCTGATTATCCATACAGTAATGTTAAGAAGAAGGAAAACACTGGTTATCCTATCTTTGACATGACTATGGAAGATGCTACTAAGAACATTCATCTTTCTGAAGTAAAAATGGGTTATGGTCCAGGTAAAGATGGCAAAAATACTGAGCCTTGTTTGGTGACTTGTGGTTCTTATGTATTAACAGTCTCTGGTGTTGGTAAGACTGTTGAAGATGCTCGTAACGCTTGCTACAAGAACTTCAAAAAGAAAGTCACCATGATTAACTCTGCAATGGTTAGAGATGACATTGGTGAGAAGCTTGAAGAAATGTTGCCTAACTTACAAAAGAATGGCTACTGTAAAGACGCTAAATATTGTTAAACATTATGGCTAAATTTACTGCCCCTATTCCTAAAGACAAGATTGGAGAAAGTTTTGTCTGGAGAGATTGGTTCCAACGCCTTAGTGACAAGGTGTTTGGCAGTGTTGCGTCTCAAGATGCTCACAACGTAGACATTACTGGTGGTGCTATTAGTAACACTAGTATTACGGGTGGTAGCATTACTGGGCTAAATGCCCCATTGCCTATTGATTCAGGTGGTACTGGTCACGTTACAGCTAACTCTGCTGTTAATGCTTTGCTTCCAAGTCAAGTTAGCAATACAGGTAAGTTTCTTAAAACAGATGGTACTAACACATCTTGGGCTACTGCAGGTTCTGGTACTGTTACCAGTATTGGTGGTACAGGTACAGTCTCTGGTATTACGTTGTCGGGTACTGTAACAACAGCAGGCAATTTAACTCTTGGTGGTACGTTATCTCTTACCAGTGGTAACGTTACAACTGCTTTGGGATATACGCCCTATAACAGTACTAACCCAAGTGGTTACATTACTTCTAGCGGCTCTTGTGCTTCTGCTGTTAATCTTTTTGGTGGAACATTAACAACTAGTAGCTACACATTAGCATCATCAAACAATCTTATTGCTTTACAAAGTAGTGCTGGTAACGGAGTATTTGTTAATGGTTCTGGAGCTTCGTTTAGTGGTAGTTCAGACAATGCTATTAGTTTAGGCACTAGTGGTTATCGTTGGTCAGCTTTGTATGTAGCAGGAACATTTGGATGGGGTGGTTATTCAATTGCTGCTCCTAGTGGTAGTACTAGTACATACCTGCGCAATGATGGTACATGGGCTAGTATTTCTGGAGGTACAGGAACTGTTACATCTGTAAGCGGTACTGGAACAGTGTCAGGGTTAACGTTATCAGGAACAGTTACAACTTCTGGTAGCCTAACATTGGGTGGTGCATTAACTCTTACAAGCAGTAACGTTACTACAGCATTAGGATATACCCCATACTCTAATACTAATCCTAGTGGATACATCACTTCAAGTGGGTCATGTGCTTATGCAACAAATGCAGGTTATGCAACTAGCGCAGGCTCTGCGTCAAGTGCGACAACAGCTTCGACTGCTACTAGTGCTACGTATGCTAGTTATCTGGGCAGTTATTCTGATTACTATTGGGCAAGAACTTTCCCTTGTGATACTGGCACTGCTAATGCTGCTGGAAGTGGTATTAATTTTAATTGTTTGATTACTGGCTATCGATTCCGTGGAACATCAAATATTGTTTACATTGAGCCAGTATCTGATAGGCGACTTAAAGAAAACATTCAACCTGAAGTTTTAGGTTTAGAGTTTATTAATGCACTGTTGCCTGTTACGTACAACATGATAGGACAAGAACGTAAGGCTCACGGTTTTATTGCTCAAGACTTTGACAGCTTAATATCAGATGTACAAGATTCCCTTAAGATTGAGCACGAAGATGGTATCAAAGGTATTGATTACATATCTTTAATTGGTCCTTTAGTTAAAGCAGTTCAAGAATTGTCTGCTGAAGTTAGTAGTTTAAAAAGCAAGCAAACATGATAAAGACTCTTGATTACATAACTTAGGTGTACTGCAATGATTGATCCAATGACAGCCTTAGCAGGCATACAGTCTGCTATTTCAATGGTTAAGAAGGCGAGTAAAGTCGCCAATGATTTAGGTTCTCTTGCCCCGATGATTGGCAAGATGTTTGATGCCAAGTCGGTAGCGACTAAGGCATTGATTGAGTCTAAGCGTAACAAGGGTTCCAACATGGGAACTGCGCTTCAGATTGAGATGGCGTTAGAGCAAGCCAGAGCATTTGAAGAAGAGTTGAAGATGCTCTTTATGCAGACTGGCAAGATTGATGTCTGGAACAAAATTAAAGCTCGTCAGGCAGAGATGGATTTAGCTGATGCCAAAGAGATGAGTGCTTTGAAAGCTGAAGAAAAGAAGGCTAAGCAAAAAGAGCAAGAAATGACTGAACTTGCATTGCTCATTGGTGGCTGTGCATTTGTGTTATTTTTGGTTGCAATTGGTGTCAACGAAATGATAGATTTCTGTCATACAACACATAGATGTGGTGGGCGATGAATGAATATCAAA